GAATGGTTCCACCATTACCACCACTAGCAGCAACTACGTCAGAGTCTTGCTCTACCAAAGTTACTTTAGCAACAGTACGCCACGATTCAGAGTTAGCTACACCAGAGGACTCAGCATGAGCCACCTGAAGAGCAATTTCAGCCGTACCCTGACCAGCAGCAACGGAATCTACATCATACCAAAAGCCATGAATATAACCAGTATGACCAGCAGGAATTTTCCAAGTACAGTTACCTGTCTCTTTAGAACCTGCATCAATGACAGCGTGTACTCCACCACCAGTTACATCAGCGATAGTGATAGCACCAGCAGAAGCAAGACCAGAACCAGAAGTCATAATTTCAGCTTTCTGGATAAAGGAAATATTCTGCTCAACCAGTTCATATTCAGTCGTACCATTCATGGTAACTGTTTCAGTATACTGATTAAAACTGTCATCTAAGTACGTTACTTTAACAGTTTGAGCACCAGTTCCAGCAGGAGAACCATCGTCATCAGTAGATGCAGATACAATATCTATATCTGCACCAGCAATAACAGGAAGAACCTGATCAGCATTGGTGTTACAGATTGTTTCAAATGATGTTCCAATAGTAGCATTATCAGCATAAGGCTGAACTAGTGATACATTAGTAACAGTATTAGCAGCAATCGCTAAGGATTGGATATTAGTAATATCAGTCATAGTATAATATCCTTTCCTTAAGAGGTTTTAAGTTCAACACAACACTCAGGACGAATGAAACTATGACCCATAGCATACTTAGCCACAATCCACCAACCTTGAAGTCTAATGTCGTATTCAGTTTCAACTGCTAGATTCAACAACTTAACGGTAGCTACTGCTGACTTGTGCATAACTAATGCCTTAGTCGTAGAGAAGTTACCTTCATGAGTTGTGACTCCAGTAGAATCACTGACAGTAGTAATAGGAAGATTATTGGTTTTCACAATATGAATACCAGCTACCTTCATAACTTCACCTTCTGCATATACTCCTCTTCCACCCCAATCACGGTTGATCAGGTTGGTAGTTTCTGCCATCAAGTAATATTGGGCAGGACGTACATACATATATCTGTCATTTTCAGGAACATTGTTCTCATCCATTTGTTCAGCAGCATCAAACAAGCCACCACCCAAAGTAGAACCAGCAGTTCCATAAGAAGCATTAGTAAGTACAGTTCCACCGTTACCACTCGTAACGAGCGTAGAGGAACGTGCTCCTAACACACCTTCTTGAAGTACATTCTTATCCCATTGAGTACCAAGTATAATACCAGCCTCTTTAGCATAAATAGAACGTACATCATAATGATTCATAGCTTCGTCAAGATTGTTGACAAAGTGATCTGCAAGCAGCAGACCATCAATAGCAATGACTTTCTCATTCTTATTGATTGCCGTACCATCAAGTTCAACAGCCGTAGTAGCAGTGCTACCTGAGCTATTAACATAAGCGTATTCAACTGAAGCAGTTTTCCACACAAGTGGGAACTGAGCTGAAATACCTGAACTGATAGAACGGATAACGTGCTTGTCCATCGTAACACTCGCTTGTTCAAAAGCGGTCAATACTTCACCAGCATAGACCTTAAGAAACATAGCACTGGAATCACCAGCACTGTTTTTTTGACCAGAGCGAGACATTACTTGAACAGGTGCTGTAGTTGCTGTTACACCCATAGCAAGTCTCCTTTAATTAAGTTAATAAAAAGTATTTGTAACAAAAATTGCTATACTTCTTCATCAACTTTCAACTAAAGATTATCCACCTCAGCAGGTCTTTGTCTACTTGTTTAATTACTCTATAGCTCGTTGTGCTTTACTCTCTTAAGTAGCACCTAAAGAAAATACTTCAGATCTCTCAAGTTTATCTCTGACATCTTGTCGATAAGCCATGTCAGTTTCATATCTAGGATCTTTCATAGCTTCAGTTACCTGAGCATTACTACGAAAGACATCGGAGCTATCACTCATCCTCAGAGAAGTGTCTCCGCTTACAGTTTGTCCTTCATATCCTGAAGAATTCTGATAGTCAGCTTGGAGTCCTCTGGCAGTCAACTTTGCCAGTTGAACATCACCACTATTAACAGCGTTGTCATAAGCTTGAATTTGTTCAGGAGAATAATTAGCTTGTGCCCATTCCACCATGTTCTGATAGTCACCAGAACCACCGACAGAATCTTTTACCTGATTACCTATCTGTTCACCCAAAGCTTTGACTCCTGCAATATAAGTGTTAGCATATTCTTTACTGATTCCAGCATCTTCCAAGAGTTTATAACTAGCATCTTTAAGACCACCAGTTTCCATGTACTCCTTCTGTAACAATGCCATATCGAAAGGAGAATCTTGAGTAGATTCAGGAATACTTAACTCTGACTGTTCTTCTTGTTCTTGTTCAGAGGGAGAAGAAGGAGAATGAAAGTTTCTTTCCAACTCATCATAACTTTTTCTCCACTCTTCATCTGATTGAAATTTTTCTGGTCTAAATGTTTCATCTACTACTTCAGGATCTTCTAAAGGAACTACACCTTGATCAATAGTGTTCTCTGCAAAGGTAGCTTTTGATGACATCTCCCTGTTGTATTCATCCATACTTTGGGGAGCTTCACTTTCAACTGTTATTTGGTTTGCCATATCGCTCTCCGTATGATTCTTTTATAGTTCCACTAGGAAGTTTAATCTTAGTGTAAGTAGATGGAAGTCCATTCTTTGTAGCTACACCAGCTCGTTGTTCCAAAATCTCCATTGTTCTATCTACTTCCTTGAACTGAGTCTTAGATGTAATACTAGTCTCTGGTGCTTTTTCCTTTTTCTTTTTACTGTGTTTTGTTGACATTTCCACTTGCCTCTCTCGAATATTCGCCCATTTGGTTTACAGCATTAGGTACTGCTGCTTTACTTAATTCCGCATTCAACTGTTGTTGTTGTTGAGCTTGCTGCTCCTGTTGAACTTGTTCTTCAGGTTTAATCAAGCCCTTCATGTCTATTCCAAAACCAACACCTAATCGTTTAAGTACATCACCAGCATTGGCATAAGTTAACACGGCTTCTGGACCAAGTATTTCGGCAGCAGTTTTTAGAAAGGTAGCCAGTTTATTAGCATCGTTACCTCTCCCTAGTGCCTCAAATCCTGTTATGATGACAGGCTCTACCGCACCTTCCGGTAGTTTGGGAAGTTTTTTCTCTCGTTCTAGTACAGCTATGATACGTTTAATGAGTGGTAACTGTAGCTCATGGGAAAGTAAACTATAGATTCCACCTAAAGAAGTCTCCAGTTCATTAGCTAAAAACCGGATCTCTTCTGCTGTAACTCGTTCAGCATCACGCTGGACACTCTGGTTCAGCATGAAAGCAGCAGCAAGTCTTCTTTCAGTTTGGGCTATAGTTTCCTGAGCTACCCTAAAATCATTAAACTTTTGCATCTGGAGTACTGTTACATCTTCGGCACTCCCTTGTCGTACTGCTAGGTTAGGAGCTTGAGAGATAGTCTTTAGTTTGGTTGTACCGTTAGGTCTTACAAGGAAGATAGCTCTTGCAGCAGCAGCCGAACCTTCCAGGATTGCCTTGGATAAACCCTCAAGTGCTCTCAAGTCTCCTAAGTATTCTTCTACGAAACCTCTACCGTAATCTTCACCATCAATTGAAGAGAACCTTAAGGGTAACCAAGGGTTCTTATCTAAAGGATAAGTAGAATCAGTATTAGGAATCTTCTTGTTGTTGACTTCTTGATGAACATGTATCTTATTCTCTTTTCTTCTTACTACTGTATATAGATTAAGTTGTTTCTCTTGACTGTCTGAACTAGCACCAGTTTCATTAGGAGGAGCACTATTAAATATATCTCTATAAAGCTCACGGCTCATCTTCTCTAGGACTATGACCTCAAGCATCTCTCCTTGAGGATCTCTTCTAACACAATACTGATCTAAATGAAATACTCTTACCTTGTTGTTTTTATTAGCATGAAGGAGACAGTTGCCAGTGATAATCAGGTGACGTAAACACTCATTTAAAGGGACACGCATGGCCTTAGCTTCTACTTCATCCATGACCGCACGTTCCATAGCATTGAGTCCTTCTTCTATGGGAGCACGTTGAGCTTGCAGTTCCTGTAGAGTAAAGTCATCTATCTGGAACTTGAAAAAAGGGGAGTTAGGGGGGAAGAGGGTTAAAAGTAATTTTGCTGCTAGGTTGTTCACCCCCCTAGCTCCGATACCCTGATAAGGAGTGGGAAGTTCCTGGTCAAGGTTGTAATTTCTTGGAAGAATAAAAGGAATTGTTATTTCAGCAGCATCCCATGCACGATTTAAGAACCACTGTCTCTTCTCACATAAACTTGAATATTTTTTGTTAACTGAAGTATACATATATTATGCTATTTGTAGTCCTGTTCCTGCTAAGTCCATACCTAATCCGTAGTCTTCTGATCCTGCTTGTCTACTTCTTAGTTTCTTAGCTTGTTTAATTTCAGATGCTAGTACGGCAGCAGCTTGTCTGCCACCTGATCCTGTAACTTGTTTGTGTTGAGAACTAGTTTCATAAGGTTGAGCACCATATCCGAACTGAGAGTAATCTGGAGTTTCTGGAGTCATGGCTGATAATAAACTACCAGCAGCAGTACTTAAACCAATCGACATCGCACTACCACCAGTAACTGCATAAGAAGCAGCAGTACCTAAAAATCCACCGCCACCCATAGCTGCTACATTTGCAAATGGTGCAGCATATGTACCAATACCACCACTAACAGCCCCAAATAAAGCTGCCTTACCTGCATTTTCAAATGCTCCTCTACCAGTAGCTAGATTAACTCCAGCATTAATAGCTACACCCCACGCTGCACCAACGGCTGCACCAGCCATTACGCCAGCAACAGCTCCATAAGATGCAGATACAGCTAATCCTATGCTTACTGGTTCACACATAGTCTACCCTATGTTCAAACCAGTAGGTCCACTTACCCTAAATTGTTTCATACCTCTAGCTCTCCTGACTGTTCTCTTCTTAGCCTTGGTAGTAGCCTTCTCTTCTGGAGATTTAGCCTTAGCTGCTACTGAAGCTATCGGAGCTGGAGGACTTGGAGGGGGAGGAGGAGGAGGAGGGGGTGGGGGTCTAGGTGGAGGACTTCCACCACCACACATCAATACAGTTAACAATTCTAACACGTTACGAATCTCCTTTAATAGTTACTTGTCCTTCATGTTCAACACTTTGATCTCTTAATTCTTCCTGCTTATCTTTAATCCAAGTGACAACCTGTTGTTGTCCTACCAATTGAGCTATTTCAGCCTCACTAACAAGGAACGAGGGTAGTTTATTTGGAAATATAGTATCCAAAGTGTCCAACAAACCATCACTTATAACCAACCTAGTATCATTTTTATATTGTCTCATAATCAAAACTGCTCCTAGAGGGTGGAAAATTTTTTCCAAATGGGAAAAGATTATTATTTAACCGGACAAACTCCTTGTAAACACTCGTCATCCTCAATTTCATGGCTTCCTTTTACCTCATCTAGGTCTACAGGGGTAAGTTGTGCTACATATTCCTCGTAAACCTTAGCTGATACTACTTCTTGGGGAAGGTAGGCGTAGACTTCTTGAGTATCAGCATGGGGAAGAAAGCTAACACCAACGTAAGAAGACCAATTAGATTTGAGCCAAGCGATAATAGTTGGGACTTCATCTGCCTTGTAAGTAACCGTAATCGAGCAGTTCTGCTCAACGTAAGAATCCATGAGAAGTTTGTACCTCTCAAGTTGGCTAATAGCCGATTCGTTGCTAACATAAAGTTCCTCCTTGGAATTAGTATCTCTGCTGAATCTCATGTTGTCCCACTTAACAGGGAAAGTAACTATAACATTGTGCTCATCTACAGGATTTGTTATAGTATGATACCCTGCTTCTCTCAACCTTGGGAGAATAGGATCACTAGCAGAGAAGTTTACATTATTAAATATATATTTTCCTATAGGTTTATGACATCCTTCCGTGGTGTCCATGATTTTACTCAGGGTCCCACTAGGTTTAATCGTAGTAACATTCTTAGGTCTTTGAGTTCCTAGCTCATCAGCCATAGAGTAAGCTCCATGTACCGCGAGATTCTTCAGTCGCTTATAGTCGTAGTAAGCGAGGTCTTCACGGCTGGCGATTCCTGTAAGTCCCACTCCACAAAGTCTGAGGTACTCATTGTTTTCATGCCACGTTCTCTGGAGTATTCCATCATCAAGAGTAACAAGGGTTTGCCTATAGTTTGCTCTAGCAATGAGGAAGATAGCTCTTTCCAATCCTCCAGAGTCTTCTCTAAATTTTGATAGATCGACTTCGGACAGGTTACAGAAACTCTTATTTCCAAGAAGGATTTCGGCACATGGGTTGACTCCGGTGAACCAAGGTGCTCGTCTTCGAGCTTCCTTTCCATTGATGATTCCAGGTTCTGATCCACCTGATTCTTTAATGATCTTAAAGACTTCTTCGATTTCTTCATGAGTAGGTTCTTCCCAAAAGACTACAGAGTTATTAGATTGACTACGATGAGGAGTATCTCCAAGGTTATCTTTAGCTCTGGCAAACTGTTTCCATTCAGGAGTATTGTGATACACCAAGGCTATCTCAGCAGATCTCCTGCTACTTAATACAGTACCTAACCAGTTCATTACATCCAAGATATCCATCTTAGACAGGAGCTGACCTGATTTCTTATTTAGAATTTGAACGATAGCTGAGTACGCTTTAGAGATGGGTCCATCCCCTGAGCTGATCCACCCATATCCACTGAGGCGTAGTCCTGAGGGTCTGAGCTGCGTGAGATCGAGCACGAGCTTTGTAGCTTTCCCTTTGAAAGCCAGAAGCTTGCCGATACTCTTTGCCCATGCTTCAGCGGAGTCACCAATTGTAATTGTCCAAACCCCTGTATCGGCATCGAAAGATTCTCTATTTCCTTCATGTCCTCCCTTTTTAATACGCTTACTCCTGATAACTTCAACTTCTTCAATGGGTTTGGTAAAGCCTGATAGTGTTCCGACAACAGGTGTGAACCCAACTCCACACCCTTGTAACAAGAGCCACAAAGAGTCAACAACATCATGGATAGTCTCCACTTTTAAATGAGCACAATTAAACTGACTCGCTTCTCTCTTCTTAGCTACATCAGTTCCACCTAACCATAAGGTTCTACCTGATACCATGACCTTACGTTCTAATAAGAGCTGTTTTAACTCTTTTAATTCTGCCCCTAATCCAAACCTTGGTTGTGTCCCTGCAGCTCTATTCCAAAGCCAACTCTGGTGCTCTATCACTCTGTCTATAGTTTGTTCCCAAGTCTCATAGGTTTCATCCTTAGCATCTAAAGGTCTACTGTAAGTTCTCCTCGTGATAACTTGTGCTCTAACAGAAGGT